GTCACCCAACACATAGCGTCACACCTTATGCAATCGCATGTATCTCTGTGATGTATGCGATTGCATGGGTTTTCAACCAAAACACAGAGAAAACTGTTCGCAGCAGCAAATAACCTGGCCGACACAATGGATGACCAGGCATTACAACTTGAGAGAGCTTATGAATCCCTGATGGATACCGTAAGCCGCCTCAGTTACCGGAAAGCAACACGAAAGAGCCCAACGAAAAGGAAGCCAGAACGCAAGCAACCATCTGTTATGCCTGATCCACAGGTAAATGTTCGCGGAATGGTAAAACAGGAGTTGATGAAGATTCTTCAAGAGGTTGCATGACGCATTGATTCAAGACCAGCTAACCACTGGTCTTTTTTTGTTGCATTAAATAATATTTGTATTACTTTTTATTAACCTAATCACATATCAAAGCAATGAAACTCACAACAACATTAAACATCAAACCAGAGCATAAGGAGGCAGCATGAGTAAGCCGCCTATCCCGTGGGAAACTCTTATAAAGTTCTGTGAAGCTGATTGGAGACCACACTTAATGAAGCCGTTCACAATACTAGACGGCTACACTGTTGCGACCGATGGCAGGCGATTGGTTGCGGTGGAGTATGAATACCCTCAAACCGATAGTAACCACAGATCAACACTGACTAAGGAATTCCTGAAGTCTGTGTGTAACCTTATTAAGGGCAGCATCATCCACCCTCTTAGTGCCATGCAGGAAACTGAACTATTCACCATTGATCCTGGCTGTATCGAGAGGGTGGTGAACCGATGTCCAATATGCAATAAGGATGGGAAGGTTCCGAAGCTAATGGACTGCCCGCAATGCGAAGGGATTGGAGAGGTGGAGTGTGAGTGCTGTGGCTCTGATACGGGGTGCAAGGAATGCTCTGGAAGCGGCTCTGTTCCAGTAACACCTAAAGTTTGGGTGACGTGCAATACTTGCGATGGATCTAAGGAAGTCTGTGAGTTCCTGACTGAGAGCATGCGAGTTCCTGACCAAGAAGTTGGTGCGCCGGTTAAGTCATACCTGCTTTACGACATTCTTCATCTCCCTTCACCAAGGTTTGCTTACGTCGGGCATGGTGAGCCAATCGTATTCTCCGGTAAAGGATACATAGGGGCAATCATGCCCGTGCGAGAGTATTAACACCCACCACACACAAATATAAACCAAACAAATGAAATGAAAGCTAATGAAAGACAAGCCATTCGTTCACCTCAAAGAAACAACGCGATCCCACCCGAGAGTGGCGCGTGTAAGACAAAGTCGTGTCAACAGATATTCAAGACTGCTGGAACTGGATTGGAGGGACACGGAACCTTTCGTCCTTGGTGTCCAATGCATCCGCATGAAGCTCCACCAAAAATAACCGGGGTCATGATGCTGAAAGCGTTCGGTGCTGGTTTCATTCTGTTCCTTATAGGGTATGGGATGATGGCTGGTATCGGGCTGTGCTTAGGTCTTTGATTAACAATGAAAGGAAAGGAAAGTTATGAATAAAACAGAGGAAACCAAGCGAAAGAAATCACCTCGTCCACGCATGTCTATTGAGGAATGCTTAAAGAAGCTTGAGGAACTGAGCCCACCCTTAGCAGCTCAAACTGAAGCGGACAGGTCATGGTTGTGGATCACGACTAAAGTCCCGAAGAAAGAGTATGGCGCAGAGACTCCCAAGAAGCTGTTCGCCCTCGGGTTTCGTGCTACCAAGAAAAAGGATGGTCACCCTATACCTGGCACCGACAAGGTTGGTTATTGGGGGCATGCCTGTAACAAGCCGATCCCGTTCTTCCGGGGCGGTAAAGGTAACGCTAATGGTGGCGTTACTTCTGGAGAAAACGACAATCAAGATGAATCTTATAGCCAGGACCTTGCGGAACTGATGGCTCAACTCGAAAACCTTTAATTAAAACTATTATGACTACTGAAACTATCGCTCTTGACTCTAAGAAAGTCACAAAGAAACTGCAAGCAGCACTCGCGTTCCTCCAAAAGCATCCTGACTGGATGAAGCACGCCAACGCATTCGTCATGGACACATACAACGCATCCAACCTGATGCATTTCATGTCCAGCGGCACCACCTTGGAGCAGAAGGATGAATGCGCTGACCGATTGATTGAGGCGATCAAGCTCGGCAACAAGTCGCTGCTCGGTGACTTCGACGTGAGCGGTGAGATTAAGCCTGATGATGCGCCGGAGGAACAAAGCGAACCTGAACAGGACACGGAACCTGCAAGTGAGCCCAAACCGGAAACGAAGAAACCCAAAGCAACCAAGAAGATTGCATCCACTGGTGACAGGCTGACGGACATGATCCTTGAGGCGGTGATCCCGCTGGTTGAGGAACGTGTGTCGGATTTGTCACCGAATGAGGGCCATGTGCATGAGTCCGTTGATAAGATCTTCAAGGAAGAGCAACGTATCCTCCGCAAGAAAGTGGATGACTACATTGCAAGCATACCTCCACGTGAGGTTGTTGTCATTAAGACTCCCACTGAAACCAAGGAACTGGAAGGCAGGAACCATTACAAGTTCGGAATGCTCCTTCAAGTAGCGGCCAATGATGTTCCTGCGTTCCTTGTTGGACCCGCTGGAACTGGTAAGTCAACAGCGGCAATCAATGTGGCCAAGGCTTTGAGTTTGGACTACGAGATCATGAGCGTCGGCCCTCAAACATCCAAGGGTGACCTGTTTGGGTTCAAGGATGCCAATGGTAACTACCATGAGACGGGGTTGGTAAGGGCATACCGTGACGGCAAGCTGTTCCTGATGGATGAGATCGATGCTGCTCACCCTGGCGTGTTGACAATGATCAACCTGCTTATGAGCAACGGCAAGATCGTAACTCCGGGCGGGACGTTTGAGCGACATAAAGACTTCAGGTTTATTGCTGCTGCCAACACGTTCGGCGTTGGCGGTAACCGCCATTACGTTGGGCGCAATCACTTGGATGCTGCAACACTTGATCGGTTCGCATTCATCGAGTGGCCTGTCGATGAGGGTTTGGAGGCATCGCTGGTCGGGCTGAAGAAAGATAGCCCTGAATTCAAGTGGCAAGCTGATGCTGCAACCGATTGCGATGCGGAAGAGTGGTTGCTTGGTGTGACCAACATCCGAAAAGCAGTCGATCAACTTGGCATTCGCCACGTGGTATCCCCGAGAGCAACCATCTATGGGTGCAGGTTGCTTAATGCAGGGATTGCGCGGCAAGAGGTTGAGTCCATGCTGCTCTGGAAGGGGCTGGAGCAGTCGGACATTCGCAAGATCCTGGAGCAATGCAACAAGTAAGGAGGATGTATGATTCACATAACTGAAACAAGCGATGCGGTTACGCTTCACTGTGACACGTGGGAAGACTTTGAGCGTGCTGCAAACAAACCGAAGCTCAACGGAGGAGCTAGTGACCGCACATCATCACAGCTTCATGACTTCTTTTACTTCGACACATGGGAAGAGGCGATGGATGCATTCAAGGTGAAGGGCTGGCCTGAAGGTTGGGATAAAATCAAGGAAAGCTCCAATCAAATTAAAGACGTTGGATCTATGTCGCTCAGGTTTGAGCCTCAGTTCAGTGACTCGGGCGATGAGTTTGATATCGGAAGGTTCCTTGAGGGCGAGAATGAACACATGATCACCTACCGCATGGAGGAATGCGGCTCACCCGGGCAGATATACAGCATCGAGTATAACCCTGTCGCGTCGGCATCATTCACGCCGCACGAATTATTAATGCGCGGACTGGTTGTGCTTGGGCTGTATGACAAAATCGTGAGAGCGGGTGGAAGTTGTGAGATAAGCCTTAACTTTTCAGTGGAAACTGACCTGCGAAACGGGGGTAAGCGCATGGCGATACACATCACAACACCTATCTGCTCACCTGATAAGCCAATGTCAGGCGAAAGGATAGCGTTTGCGCTCTGCAATCCTGACTTCTTCAGGCGGTGCATCCTTCGAGTGATGGAGGCCCATTTCTCAGAAGATATACGAAAAGCATTCCGGGTTGGAGCGTATGAAGTGAACGGTGCTGGCTACGGCATACCTTCAGGGCATAAGGGAATCTCATGTGAGGGCGGAACATTCAAGGTTGGCGCAATGGTGTGCTACGGCAAGCGCGAAGACAAGTGGCCTCAAACACCGGAGGAGGCAGCTCAAGAGATTGACAAGCTTCTTTCTGACGGACTGCAACATTCAACAAACAAAGCATCATGAAACAAAACAGATCCACGATTGACATCGATACAATCGATGAGCAAATCAACGCTGAAGATTCAGCGAAATGGAGCACGCTCCAGAACACGCAACAGTATTACACACCTGAATGGTTGGTTCGCAAGATTGAGGCGATACTAAGAGGCAGGAACCTTCTTCCTGGTTGGTATAGCTCTGTCATCGATCCTCAGTGCGGTAACGGTAGTCTGCTGGCGATAGGAAAAGATCGCATCTACAACCTCCCGTCATACCTGTTCGGCCTGGATATTGATAAACGAGACATCGATAACCCGATGGCGGGGCGTATCAACAAGGTGTGCATGGATACCGTTAAGGCGTCTGAGATTCTTCGCAAGATTGTAGCGAAGGAGGATGAGCGCATCATCAGAAACAATATGCCATTCTTTACGCATGTGTTCTGCAATCCTCCGTTTGCCAAGCGGTGGAAGGTGGGAGATGAGGTGGTTGATTCATCTGTTCACACCTGGAACTGGGCGATACAACACGGACGCACAGTTGTCTTCATCTCAAACCGAAAGACTATTGAGAAAAACGGATGGGATAAGAATGAGCACACGATCAAGTATTGGACAGAGGTTGGGTGTTGGGATAACTGCAACGTGGAGGTTGGGATTGTGATCTGGTCGAAGCCAAGGGAGACGCCCCCCATGACCACAATGGCAAGATGCTGGAAGGAACTGAAAGCAATCGCTGAAGAACAATCTAAGCACCGTCCCAAGTGGAACATCTACACAACAGCAAGCGGTAAGCTGAAGGTTTACTTATCCAGGCTCACCAAGGTTGAGTATAAGTTATCACGCGAGGATGTGTTGAGGTTGAGCAGCATTAATGATGCTCACCCGTTGGCATTGGTGGCTGAGAAAGAGAACCGTGACCTGATGCGTGAAATGGCAGAGGACGGCAAGTATCTCATTGAGCCTGAAGCCAGGGACGCAATCGATAAGGCATTGGCTGAAGCGGAAGAATCCGCTTGCCCAATCACGCCGCCGACTGACTTCATGATGACAGCATACGCTGATGAAGAGGAAGCCCTTGAGTGCGTTGATCCTATGGGTCTGGCTCTCACGGCTGGCAAAACCTATCCCATTCAGACTGGAACCTACAACTTCACGCAGCGGTTCACCCGAAACAAGACGCATTACAATGCTGAAACGGATGAAATGTTTACCCGCGAACATGAGTGCGCTATCTCTGGCCAGGATAGATATGTTCGTGTGAATGGTGACGATGGGACATGGTTCACCTTCAAGCGACACGTGAACACAGAGCAGAAATCATTGGAGATATGTGATAGCAAATTGTTTCAAGTGTTCAAGCGTCCACTTGTTCAGGATATCGCTACCAGATACAAGGACAAATACACCAACAACCTAAGCCTGTTGTCAACGTGCGAGTTGATCGGCGGGTTTGAGTATTACCCAGGACAGAAGGATTACATTGCACGGGTCGGCATCAAGGATTACGGGCAGGTTGCGGCTGATGTTGGCACAGGAAAATCTCTCATGGCGATATCGCTCATCGCCATGAAAGCACCCAAGCGCACTTTGATATGCGCTCCGCGTGGCACTATTAAAGGGGAGGATGGCGAGGAACACGAATACAACCCGAGTCAATGGGTGTCTGAGATCCATAAGTTCGCTCCATATATGACGGTGTTTGAGCTGTTCAGCATGGAGGACTACTACCGGATCAAGAAGTTGAACAAAGGCAAGCTTCCGCACGGTGTTTACATCACCTACTATGAGGCGTTGACGCTTAACAAATCCATGGAGGCGGTCCCGGCATCGTGGGATGACGTGAAGCTACACGCTGAAATGTGCAGGAAGATGGGGGTTGACCCGAAGGATGAGAAGCATGCGCTTGCACCGCATGAAAGCGGTGATCCTAGCTGGTGGGCAAAGCGTGTCGGGCAGGATATCGGTGGTATCCGCTGCGTGGTTAAGCCAAACATGGCCACGCTGATCGGTGATGAGTTTGATGCGGTCATCCTGGATGAGAACCATTACGCTTGCAACCTTGACAGTCTCAGGACCAAGGCGTTGATCCGGTTGCAACCCAAGTATCGATTCGGATTGAGTGCAACACCCATTCCGAACCGTGTGGACAATATGTTCAGCATCATGGGGTGGCTGTGCGTTCCTGACTGGTATCGCGGTGAGCGCAGGAATGTGGCGTGGCCTTATGCTAGCGATGAGATGAGCAGGTTTCAAGCAACCTTCCTAACCAAGGAACGGGACTTTACACGTGAGCGGGACAGAAGGGTGGAGGATCGCAACTGGAATGGTAAGTGTGAGTCTGTATCTCCGGTTATCGCATCACCTGCAAGACTCCTGAAGTTAATCAGCCCGACGCTATCCTTTATCAACAAGGAGAAATGCAATCCTGACCTGGTTGGATGCACGGTTCGGGATGTGCGTGTTCCGCTCGGGACACAGCAAGCAAAGCTTTACGCCCACTTCCTCCAGAGGTCCAACATCCCAGGCAAGAACCCGCTTGTGATTGCACGCAAGCAATCGGCTTACCTGCGTGGGATCTGCGCTGACCCTACGGGGTTTGACACTAAGCAGCGAGGTGGCCCTGAAGTATTAAGCAACATGAATCCGAAGATCATGGCAACTCTGAAGCTTATCCTTGAGTTGAACGCCAAGGGTGAGCAGGTGGTTGTGATCTCATCAAGGGTAGGTATCAGTAATACGATTGCGGATCTACTGGAACAGGCTGGCATCACTTACTCGCGGATTGACAGCACGGTATCGCCCGATAATCACAACACGCAATCCAATCTGTTTAAGCAGAAGAAAACAGAGGTCATGCTGATGGGGATCAAGTGCGCGGTTGGCTACTCATTCCCTGAGTGTCCGAACGAAATCATCACCAGCCTGGAGTGGAGCTACGGTGCTAAGGCGCAAGCTGAAGGGCGAGTGTTCAGGGTGAACTCAAAGTATCCAGTTAAGATCTGGTGTATCCTGCACGCTGATACCATTGAGGAACTCATGTTCGACAAGGTAGCAACGAAGAAGGATGCGGCAACGATATGCTTGCACGGTGAACGTATCGATGTGGAGTTCAAGCCCATCGATATGAACGAGTTGATCTCGGAGGCAGGAAATAAATTCAACATCAAATCGTCTAAGGAAGAAACTGAAGTGGAGCGGGAGCTTGCTCAGTTCTTGGCAGAACATAAGAACAACGAAAGGAAAGTAGCGTGAAGCAAGCAAAAGTTAAAGCTGGGTGGAACGTGGAATTAAACTGTGATTGCCCTAAGTGTGAGCAATACGTGAACCTGCTTGATGAGCCCGACTTCTGGGACTGTCGGCAATTAGACATAGCGGAGCACGACACGGAAAGATCTGATAACATGGAGGTCTTTTGTCCGGTATGCGGACACGAGTTTGAGGTGTGTTGCGAATGGTAACAGTTGACTTTCCCGTCAAGACATGTAACACTATGGGTATTGTGACACGATGAACTTCTGGAAGAAGGCAAAGAGATTTAGTCCAGCAACCTGTCGGTTGTTGGCGCGGACGAGAAGCAAACGGCCAGTGCTCTACACTGTTGAGCAGATAGCCAAGCGGTCAGGCTTGGACTTGCTGATGGTGTCGGCGCTGGCCACTCGCAGGACATGGGATGGTGTTCCGTTTGACACCATGTTCGCCTACCTAAAAGGGTGTGATGTGGATTTCTGTGACCGACTTCGGATGAGGCAGCACACACGGTTGATTGCATGCAAGAGGAAAGACAAATGGAGATACGTGCGGGAGAGCCCGGAGGGGATGACGCTAATCAAAAGCCTGTCATCAAGCGACCGAGGCCAGTAAAGTCTGTGCCGCGCAAGCGGGGTGCGCACGTCACGACGATTAACCAGATCGGGGATGATATTCCTCTGTTCATTACTCCGTCTGAGTTCTGGAAGCAGGTCATCAGGGAGTATCGCAGGTTACTTAAGAAGCGGCATGACATTGCAGAGCTTCGTCACCTGGATAAGAATCAGGTCAGTAAAGCGGAGGCTATCCGGTTGGCTAAAGTTCGGGAAGATACATGGACCCGGCGCAGGATCGTGGAGATATCCATCGCAACAGGCATGTTCACCGAGAAGATGTCTGGCATTCGGAAGAATCAGAACAAAGTTAAACAAGAATCAAATAAAGAAAAGTGGGAAGCGTTCCGTAAAGAGGTGCATGAAGCATCCAAGATACGAACCTCCCAAGTGGATCACAGCTACATAAGGAAGCAGCTGGAAAGTCTGGAAACAAAGGTCAAATATCAGGCGATTGAGAACGTGAAGCATCGTCTGGCAGAGAAATGGAGGATAGAACATGGACTTAACGAAAGCCCCGAGCGGGGTATATCACATCAGGTATGTGGATCGGAACGGGAAGAGGCGCAAAGTCTCAACCAAGACACGCAACCGCCAGGAGGCACTGAAGGTAGCGAAGCAATCAAACATTGAGGAGATCGAGGCTGCTGCAAAGGTTGGCAGGATATCCGCTGAGGTATTCGACAAAGCAATCCTTGGCAAGAAAGGATTATCACTGACTGAGGCGCGGGAAGAGTGGGATCGGTGGCTCAGCCAGAGCGGAACCGAGTCAGAGCTAACGCGAAGTAACTACGTCGGGCGGGTGGACAGGTGGATGTCTGAGGTGGGTATCCAAGATCTGAAATGTTCGCAACTAAACAGTGAGCACGTGTCGGAATGGATCAATGGAGAAGACAAAGGATCTTACAATAACCGCAAGTTCCTACGTGCATGCATCATGAACTTCACAGGGTTCTTGAGTGCTCGCGGCTACATCATGGGCAATCCTGCAAAGCTGGCACGAGTCACCAAAGGGAACCTATCGCACGCGCAGAAGGAGAAGAAAGAGATCCAACTGTTTGACGACAAGCAAATCAGTGCGCTACTCGCGCTCACCCACCCTGATGACATGAAGGATAAAGACTCCTTCTGGTTCTGCGCCATCATCCTTGCCCGATACGCTGGACTACGCCTCGGTGATATCTGCCAGCTTAAACAGGAGTCACTCATGAAGCCTGGTTATCTAACCATCTGGACGGACAAGCGCGAAACAAGAGTGGAGATCCCGATTGCGAACGCCAAGCTCAAGGAAGCAATCCTTTGGTTGCCTTACACGGAGAATTTCTTTTGGCCAACGAGAGCGATGGACGCAGTTGACCCAAAGATACGAAGCAAAACATCCGTTCAGTTCAGCAGGTTGTGCGCTAAGGTGGATATCTTTGGGCGAACCTTCCACGGATTGCGCCACACGTTTGCTAATGAGTGCCTAAAGAAAGGCGTTCAGTATCCGCATATCTCCGCACTGATGGGCCACTTGCTGGAGTCCACGACGCGGAGGCACTACCTCAAGGAAGCGATCCAATCACTGTGACCACATCTTGGTTCCTGTTTCCCGCTCAAACCAACACCCATCTTCAGGGGTATCGGCCAGTGCTGCCTTGAATGGCATGTAACAGCCACACCCCAACTTATCCTCATCACTTGATCCGCATTGCTTGGTCTGCCTGTTGTAGATCACGCAGTTACGGCACCCTCCCATCAGCCTTCTTTGATACACTTCTTTTGGTTGACGCTTTGCTCGAAGCAAGGCGACGACTATCTTCCCAATGATCCATGCGCGATTAGGCCAAGCGGCAGGACCAACTTCAGACACGAACACCTTCCCAAACTCAACAAATCTTATCAGCTTGAAACCGAAGATTCTTATTGCCAGAATGTGACGCAACACATAGTGTAACATTCAGAAACTATGGCACTCACGGACGAACAAATCAAGAACATTCACAAAGCCATGGAGGAATGCAATGGCCATACGGCTGGCGCCGCTGTCCTTATGGGGTGGCCCTCTAAAAAGCTTAAGCGAACCATTGAGGGATGCGACCAACTGAATACCAGGTGGGGCAAGCAGTCTGCCGGGGATATTCCTAACGACACGGACACCATCCATCGGAAGTCAGAGTTCGTAGGTGACGGTGAGCCTGTGTTTATTCATCCAACTGGCGACCTGGATATCACGGAACAGGCAGCAATGGTTCAGAAGATGAAGGAGGAAAACGAGCAGTTCGCTTCCTCGCTTACCCGACTCGGTTGGGATGATTCCGTTGTGAACATCGCCAAAGAACTGCACTCCATGGCTGACAACCACTTCAAGTCAGGGTTGCAGCTGATGCATGGAGGTTTGGTTCATACCTTCCTGTCTAACATCAAGGAGTCGGAGCAGCTTAAACCTGCGTTTGAGATGGCGGTCAAAGAGCTGGAGAACAAGGCTGAAGAGGCTCCAGTCGGATCAGCGCAACGTGCTGCGATACTCGGTGAGATTGAGAGGATTCACCGGATCATGGCGCAAAACAAAGAGACTACTGTTCGCGTCAACGAGGTGATCCACAAGTCCGCACTGGTTCAGGCAGTGGTGAAACAAGCTGATCGCAAGAAGAAAGGCAGGAGCAACAAGACATGATGATCAATCCAAACCAAGGTAATTATTTCCAGCAAACAGGTGAGACGGTGCGAGCTATACTCTCCGAACATCTCGACACGTTCGCCGCTGTAGGCTTCGATGCGGAGACAGGCATGCCCATGCTGGTTGTCAACGTCCACCAAAGCCCAGTCGAGATCATCGCTCTAAAGTCCATGCTTTCTGACTGCCAGAAGACACTTGATAAAATCATGGAGTCCATTGCGTCTGGCATTCTTACAAAAAAAAGCAACCATGATGGCGGCGAGTTTCCGCTTGAGGGTGTTAATCAATAACCTGTGGGTAACATTGGGTCAAATGTAAGTCACGCAACCGAGGCGTTGCTTGAAGAGTTAAGGCTGAACGATAGTGCGCCCGACTTCAAGGATCATGACCGCACTGCCCAACTGCTTGATGACGGTTGGACTCCCAGGTTAAACAAACCTATCCAGGCCAAGGCATACCGCAACCGCAGTGCCAAGTTCAAGCTCTACCATGGTCCGCGTGGTTCCGGCAAGTCCATCGGGGCAATGCATGAGGCGGTGGAGCATGCGTTCAACAATGACCGAGCGATTGTTGTCATCATTACTCAGACATCAGGCCAAGCTATTGAGGGTGGGACATGGTTCAAGCTTAATGAGTTGATCCTTCCTGAATGGGGAGCACCACCAGAGGGCAGTCCGACACTAAGGCACACTGATGGATCTGTTGTGTGCGGGGTTGGCCTGGAGTATTCAGTCCCCAAGATGGACCCAGTGACACGCAAGCAATTCGTGTGGGTTGCCAACAGGTTCGGAACTCATAGCCGTATCGTGTTCATATCTCTGCCTGTTGACGGGAAGATTGAGTCACGTGTCAAAGGTTACGAACCATCATTTGCGGTGGTGGATGAGGCGCAGAACTTCAAGACCAACGATGTCTTCAAGTATCTGATCCAACAGATAGGGCGTCACCCGTTTGCCAAAGGTCCGCAGCAAGCTTTGTTTTGTTGCAACCCTGACGGCCCAAGTCACTGGCTATACAAGACTTTCTTTATCCATCCTGTTGACGAGGAAACAGGAGAGTGGAACGATGATTACGCTGAATACTTCTTCCCGATCAAGGAGAACATTCAGAACCTACCGGACGGATACTATGACAACGTCATGGCAGCGGTTAAGGGTGACCCGATTGAGGAAGCCCGAATGCTGCGAGGTGAATGGATTGATGCCCCATCAGGTGAAGCGATCTTTGGTTCATCATTCTCTAAAGAGATCCACGTCTTGGGAAACATGCTCAAAGGCACAGGTCTTTTACCGTCCACAGACTTCCCTATCCTGGTTGGGTATGACCTTGGTCCCGCACACAGCAGTATCCACATGATGCAGTATTTAGTGGGCGCAGACAGGCACATGTGGTTGGTATTTGATGAGCTTAACTTTGTTGAGAAGCGCTACTCATACGCGAGGATTGTGCCTCAGCTTCTCAAGCGAATGGATTACTGGGACGAGCGATGTAAACATTCATTTCACTTTGAGCACATATCCGATGACTCAGCATTCAACCAGCTAAGGCCGGACGGAAGCCTAGATCACCAGACCGTCGAGCATTTATCCGGTGGAAGAATCAGGATGAAGGCAGCACCGAAGGGCAAGGGGTCAGTGATGTCGCGTGTCCGCATCCTTCTGGATGTGCTGACATCGGAAGAGATTATCATATCTGCAACATGCCCCAAGACAATCGACATGTTGATGTTCCTTGAAAGCAAATCCCCGAAAGGTGAATACGATCCTGACGCACGGTTCCACCCGAAGCGTTGCAAGCATCTCCACGTGTTCGACAGCCTTACATACCCAATGATCAAGCTGTCCACTATCAACCCGCTCGCCATACCGTCACAAGGTAAAGTCAGCCCATCCAAGGTTGATTACCAAAGGTAGATTCTTGCTGTGCTACTTCTAAATCAGTAGCATTTGAGCGAAAACCCGCCAGAAATAATGGCTGTAGTAAGCGTAAGTCCTTGAAAGAAATGGTACACCCGTAGGGAGTCGAACCCCAAACCTCCTGATCCGTAGTCAGGCGCTCTATCCAATTGAGCTACGGGTGCGCCATAGGAGGGATGAAACAGTATCAACAACTTGCGTAAGTTGAGCCGTCATGTTACGCAATCTTTCTGCACCGTTTTACTGTGAAAATCAGTAGCACAATCAGTAGCACTCCAGGCTGGATGACTGTCAGGCATGAATGAAATAGAATGAGGCAGCACCTCCCCGTAAACATCAACTATCAATCTCCCTCCAGATCGGTGGCCGATGCGTAAAGCAATCTCAGAATCCATGACTCCGTTGGACCGGAGCACGTTGACGTAGTATGACCGGAGGCCGTGAGGTGAGCATGACCGGATGCCAAGCTGCTTGCATGTTCGACGCATAGCCTGGCCCAGTCCGTCCCTTGAGACGGGTAACGATGGGTTCCTTGGGCTAGGGAAATACCATGGACTAGCAAGATTCTCCTGTTTTCGCCACTCAACGAAGGCGTTCCACCATAATAAAAGTGCATCATGAAACCGGATGAACGGGAACACTCCCTTGTGTGTCTCGCTCACTCCAACCCATATGCATTCACCATCATTGTGACCTGGATTATGGCTGGACGCTCCCCACTGAAAGAACCTGGCCTTGTCCCTACGAAGTCCGGTGAGCGCAAGAAACAGAACCATCCAACCCATACACCCTGATCGCGGATCTGACATCATTGATCGAGCAATGGCGTGCAAGTGATCAGCGTTTAATGGTTGCCTATCCCTGCAATGTGTCTTGGGTTTCGCAAACCTCGGCCTATCATGTGGCATTGGGTTGTCGTAAAGCCCTGTCATGTCGGGGTTCCGATAGGCCCACCTGAATGCGGCAGCAAGTGTGGCGATATCAAGCTCGCATGCACGTGTCTGCCCTCTCCATTCGCGGTATGCGCGTAGAGTTGAGTGATTAACTTGTGATGATGGGTAATGAATGAAGAATTTTGAGAGGGTGGAAACCCGTTGGATCTCCATGTCTAACTGCCTACTCGACCTGGGTTGCTCGTTACGCTTGGGGCAATTGTGGTCGAGGTAAAACTTTAAGACATCGTGAACCGTTGGTTCTTGTGGAGGGCATGCTGAGATTGATACATGTTGAGCGACCTCTCTGCGTGCTTCGCTCGTTGTGGATGCTTGTAATCGTATCCATTCTCTTTGACGCTTGGATTGATCCCTGAAGTAGAACGTCTTACCTCTCCTGTAGAGATTGCGCCCCAGTGAGGCATAGCTCACTTTGCTGCCTTCATCTTCTCAATCTCTTTACTGACCACGCTATTGCGTGCCTCGATGAATTCAACCATCTCAATCCTGCGCTTGGATTGTGTCTTCAGCTTCTTTAATAAATGAGGGCCATGCATCATGATGGCTTCATTGATGAACTCACCCGCATTAAACCCGAGTGCTTTGGCGTTGGCGATCAGTGACGAGTTCTCGGGGGCCACCCGAAATGATGTCACATACGGTTTCTCTTTTTCTTGTTTGGTTACTTTGCTTGTCTCTTTCATTTCGTTTCCTTTGTTGTTTATTTTCACCCCCCCCCTTTCCTTTTTAGGGTTGCATAATACCTGCATCGATCAGTAATACCATAGGCCGAGTAACCAACAAAGTCAAACCAAGACTTACTGCAACCAAGCTTAGGCCGTAAACAATAAAAGAAAAACCTTGCATAAATAATATGGTTAGCATACCCTAATAGGTAGATTATCCGTTCGGACATAAACCAAGCTTAAAGAAAGGAACAAAATGGACAGTCACGTTGAAGCCCAAACCTCCATCATCCACTTCACTCCATCACCGGAGACACGCGCACTCATCGAGGAAGCGTCAGAACACACAGACATTGATTCATTCATCAATTCATGCATTGCCTTGTTTGGTGAAACCAGTAAAGAGCAATAAGTAAGCAACACACGGAAAGGAAGACACATACACATGTCACTATTTAAAAAAGCAACGAAACAAGCAACGCATATCAAGCTATGCGTTACGGGTGCCAGCGGGTCTGGCAAAACCATGAGCGCATTACGTCTGGCTAAAGGTCTCGTTAATGAGGCTCCACTGGAAAGCGGCAAGATCGCTGTCATTGACACGGAAAACAACAGTGCATCCCTGTATTCTGACAGGTTTCAGTTTGATGCGCTTGATATTCAGCCTCCGTTTGAGTCGGAGAAGTTCGTGTATGCAGTCCTGGAAGCGCAGAAGGCGGGATACGAATGCGTCATTCTTGACTCCGGTTCCCACCTGTGGGAGGGCGTCTTGGATTACAAGGACAAGCTGGACAATACAAACCGGGGCGCGACCAACAGCTTCACCAACTGGCGCACAGCTGGCGAGAAGTTTAAAAAAGCTGTGGACGCAATCCTTCAGGCCCGTATCCACGTGATCGTATGCTTGCGCTCCAAGCAGGAATACGTGATCGAGCAGAACGACCGAGGGAAATCCGCTCCTCGTCGGGTAGGCATGGCCCCAGTGTTCCGTGATGGCGCGGAGTATGAGTTTACGGTCATCCTTGACGTGAGCAACACGAACTCAGCCGTATCCACTAAGGACCGCACGGGGCTGTTTCCTCAAGACCGCATCATTCACCCGCATATCACTGAAGATATCGGGAAGGAGATCCGCAATTGGCTCACCAGTGACGGACCTATTCAGTCTTCACCGGCATCAGCAACGCAGACACCCCCTACTGCACAGGCAGCGGAGGCTTCAACTCCACCAGCATGCCAACCTGCAACCGATAAGCTGCGCGAGCTGATGTCGAAGACTGGCATTACGGAACAACAAATCTTCAAGCGGTTCAACATTTCTGGATGGGTGGATCTGTCTGAGGACATGGCACGCACCGCCGTCGAGGGTATCGAGAAGAAACTTGCAGCGGCGTGATTTTTTTTATCGACAAATAATACTTCTATTACGTTATACTACATAAATTATGAGCGACTTAAATCAAGTCATACTAACGGGCAGACTCACACGTGATCCCGAAATTAGACACGCCCCAAGCGGCACAGGCATCGCTAACCTTGGGTTAGCTGTGGACAACTCCTACTCCAAGGATGGTCAGCGAATCGAGAAGACAGTTTTCGTCGATGCTGTCGGCTTCGGCCCATTGGCGGAGTTCACGGGGAGACACTGTTTCAAGGGTCAGCGAGTGTCGCTGTCTGGCGAACTCAACCTGGAGCAATGGGATGATAAGCAGACAGGGCAGAAGCGATCTAAGATATCCATCAAGATCGGCAAGCTAAACCCCATAGACTGGAAGCCCCGCGAAGAGGGGCAGAACCCACCTCAAGTTGGGCAAGCCCAAGCTCCCGCACCACAATACGCATCGGGTCCAGCCGACGATGATGACGTTCCCTTTTGATCAGGTGTTTCCTCCTTTCGCCTGATCAACCCACACATGGGGGCAGTAGATTTCCTTTGTTCGCTACTGCCCCCATTTTTTCCACAAACAACCAATCACAACGGATATAATTATGAGCGACCTCTACGCATACGACATTGAGACTGGACCCGCACACGACGAATTTCTTTTACCCATCATTCCGAAATTTAAAGCACCATCCACGTGGAAAGATCCTGACAAGATCGCCGCAAACATCGATGAGCAGCAACGCAAATGGGTCGGCAACGCTGCACTCGCACCAGAGACCGGGATGGTTTACGGCATTGGTGTTAAGTCTGAGAAGACCACTGACATTTTCTCTCGCGGAGACAAAGAGAAAACACTGGAAGACGAGAAGGATGACATCATGCGATTCTTTCAGTTCATTGAGACTCACCACACCAACGCCACATTCATTGGCTGGAATACGAACGACTTTGATATCCCGTTCCTTGTGGGTCGAGCAGTCTTCCACAGCCTTCGCGTTCCCCCTGCTTTTTACACTGGGGGAAGTTACGGGTCAGGCGGTAAGCAATTCCGGGATCTTTGCATCGAGGCATGCTACGGATCTTACGAGCGCAAGCGCAAGAAAGTGAGCCTTCAGAAGATGGCTGTTGCTTTGGGTGTTGGAGACAAGGACGGAACAGGCAAGTTCTACGCTGAAGTCTGGCGCGAGAACAGGGATGAGGCAATCGCGTATCTTGAGAATGATCTTCAACTCACTTTGGCTATCGGTAACAAAATGCGCTTAACCGGAATCCTGTAACATGACACCCGAGCAAGAGCAAAGCATGAAGGGCGCCTTGACCGAGTTCGTCGGCAAGGCGGAAGAGAAATACCGAGCGGGTCAAGCTGAACACTCAGGTAACCTTTGGGAAAAAGACGGGCTTCTGGAAGAGGCTGGCAAGGAAGTGATCGATCAGATGTTCTACATTGCAGCACTTCGTCAACGACTATCGCACATCGACTATAAGGTGAGAAATCTTGAAGGAATGATTGAGGCTGCTCACTTACACGCCCACCAAGGTCAACGCAATATGTTTGCCGCACACCTGCGGGAAATATCGGAAGACCTTAACTCCCTCTAATCGTATGCCGCCAACAAAGACGTGGAAGCAAGTTGAGCGACGGATCGCATCCTTCTTCGGGTCAGTCCGCACGCCTTTGTCTGGTGGCAATTCAGGTCACACACGGTCAGACAGTTTGCATAGCCGTATATTCGTTGAGGCTAAGCATCGAGTCAGGCACACGGCGGTCTCGTTATGGAGAGGAACTAAGAAGCTGGCAGTGCTGGAGGATAAGATTCCGGTAGTCTGCCTTCATGAAAAGAATAAAGAAGGGTTCTGGATCTTAGTGCATTCCGATGATCTTGAATCTGTTGCCGAACAAAGGAGAATTACACGTGAAGATCAACGAAGCATACTTTCAGGAAGCGAAGAAGAGAAGGGGTCAACTCAACCTGGCAACAGTGATGGCAGCGGAGGGCAAGTCGCCGCTGATAAATAAACTCATCATTGATCCACCAAAACGCAACGACATTTACCCGGAAGAGCTCTATGATGTGGTCGATGAATATGAGTGGGTCAGGATTCCTAGATTGGATGCACACATTGTTGTCCTTGTGAAGCTTCGCGGACAGATACATGTCCTCACTAACGCAGGTGATCCATGCCTAAGCCATGAAGCGCCAGGTATTCGCCAAGCACACTGGTATCTAACCAGTAACTTCTACGTCCCAATCCAAAAGCACATCGCTGATGGGTGGATTATTGCGGGATTCTGGACACTATATGCGCGTAGACGCATATACAATTTCCCTACCCCTTTTCAAGTATTCGAGATTCAAGACTATCACAGCAACATCCAACCGTATAACACGATGAGCATGTGGTGTGAGCAGCTAGGCATGCACGTTTGCCCTGTTGATGATGAGCTTGGTTACGGGGATGATTCTCATGCTCTTATTTGCAGGAGGGAAGTAGTGCTTCCCGATCAAGTGACGGAACGTTTTATCGCTGGTCAGTGCTATGAAGGGAAAAGCCTTGCCACAGAACACATGCCTTGGGGGTTGATTCAGAATGAGCTTCCTGCCGTTGGGCGAGATAGCAAGCAATCCAAAATTACTCCTATCCTCAAGCATTTAGGTCTCCCTTACTGACATGGCTAAGGTTCCCTACGAATTAGAAGCAGAGGAGCGCATGATAGGGTCTCTGATCCTGGGTGCGTGGGAGGAGGTTATCAGCGCAGGGTTGACCGTTGATTGGTTTTGGGACCAGACCTGCTCATACCTGTTTAGCTTGATGGAGAAGCTGGAGGCTGCTGGCCGTCAGGTCGATGAGGCAACTGTTCGGTTCGCTGTCTGCAAGGACGGCAAGAAGCATCTGAACAACCACATTGAGACTTACATAGGCAAGACTGGGACCAAGGATAATTGGCCCATGTGGATGTCGGATCTAAGGCTCGGGTTGCTGCGAAGGAAAGCTTTCCTTGCTGCCATGCAACTCAAGACTGCTTCCGAGAATCCTGATGGCGGTCAGATTGCTGATGTGATAGCCAACGTGGACAATGCTATGGCTGAGTTGCGCGAGGAAGATATCACTCAAACCAAGACGCAGAAAGAATCTGTCCTTGAAATTGCCGAGCTCTATCAAGCGGTATGGGACGGCAAGAAAGATGCCCTCGGTTATGCAACTGGCTACGTGGATTACGACCGGGTTCTCGGGGGGTTACGAAAGACTGATCTGGTTGTTATGGCAGGAAGGCCAGGTATGGGTAAGACAGCATTCGCACTTAACATTGCGCTAAGGCTATCCGATAAAGACATACCTGTTGGTGTGTTCTCTCTTGAGATGAGCCGCAACCAGCTGAACGCACGTCTCGCAGCAGTCCATGGCAAGGTGAACACTCAGGCTATCTTGCGTAAAGAGAACGTGACGGAGTCGGATCTCGCACGGTTCATGAATGCGCTCAGACATGTTGCTAAAACCAAGATACAGATCGACGATACAGCTGGCGTAAATATCAACTACATCAGGACACGCGCCAGACGCATGGTTCGGCAAGGAGCGAAGGTGTTGATTATTGACTACCTGCAATTGATCAAGGCAACAAACCCGAAAGCCACACGTAACGATCAGGTAGGTGAAATCTCTATGAACATGAAGGCTATGGCCAAAGAGTTGGATGTGCCGGTTATCGCGCTTTGCCAGATGAATCGTGAGTTCGACAAGCCAAGCATGCACAAGGGCAAGGAAGTTAAACGTAGACCCCGTATGTCAGACCTTCGGGATTCAGGGAGCATTGAGCAGGACGCAGACTCGGTCACTTTCATTTACGAAAGGGAGGAAGGCCAACGAACCCTCGGTGTAGCCAAGAACAGAGCAGGGGCGGAAGCAGACATATCAATCGCGTGGTTCCCTGAGCATACCAGATTTGAGAACGCATCTATCGGCCCTGAAGATAATCAATGAACCAGTGGATTAACTCAAAAACACATCAAACATTCCTGGATCGCCTTGAAGAATCCAAGGCAGCTGTATGGTTGGCCGCTCAGATACTTGAGAATGAAGGACTGTCTCCAAGAGTTAATCATACCAGTGCTGCACCTACCCACAAGGTCAGGGGTCAATACATCGACAACGGTGACATTGAGATTGATGGTGGGTGTGTGGAAGTAAAGTGGTGGAAGAGTAAGCGAACCCAGTTCACGAACCGGAAGTCATGGCCTTATCCAGTGATCTTCGTATGCCCTGCCGAGCAATGGTCCTCCCTTCGCAAGCCTGTTAGATGGATGATGTTCTCATGTGACCTTCGCCACTATGTCCAGTTCGGTGTGGGTGCCGTCGATCCTTCCAGGGTGCAGGAGAAGTTTGATTCCGTGTATAAAGTCAGTCGCCAGTATGTTGTGATCAATGCTGACGACGCTCTTTTTTTACCTGTTCCGTCACGCATTCTGTTGCGTTACAATACGGTAATCAATTCTTTTTAAGGACAAACTCAATCTGGCAAATCGACTGGCCGAGCGTCTGGTCTGCGTTGAAGTGTCTGAAGCTGAAGTCCTGAAGGATTGTCTCACATCTCACAACTTCGCAAAGCCCATCATCTTTAAGGTTTCTTAGAAAGTCTGGAGTGTGAATGCTTTTCGGTAAGTCTGACTTCCACTCCAAAGTCCATGAAGTTTTATGATCTCCGTTGAACATAGAGGGCCAACGACACTTCTCGTAGAACAACTCATGAGGAACGCACACTACCACATGGCCCGATGATTTGCATATCCTAATCCAGTTCCTTATAGCTACACCAGGGTCATGCATATGCTCCAAGCAATGGGAGCTATAAACAAAGTCAAATTGATTGCCCCCAATGTCAGCGCAAGTGTTTGCATCGCCGCCTGTCAGTTGGTCGTAAGGGAGGACGCTTAGTATCCCTGGGAACATTGATGGACTCAGGCAATCATCTCCGCATCCGATATCAATCCCGTCCCCTTTTATGAAAGCAGCGTAACCGTTAATCTTTCTGTAATGGTGAAGCTTTGTTGTTTCCTTCATACGCTTTTGTGAATAACTATTTCCCCGATGAGAAGAAGCCAAAGAACTTCATAGCGAACGCAATCACAGCAGATGTTGTTGCGCTTATGGCTCCAGCCCAAGCTATCACTTTCGACTTGAACGCCTTCATGCTACCCATGTCACGCTCAATATACTCCAACCTGCGTCCGTAACCCTTAACGCCCATCTGCTCGTCGCCAAGAACAGCATTTGTAAAGCGATCAACTGACTTACTCATGCTGTCGAACGCAGTGCTCATCCCTTTAATCTGAACCTCAATAGCATCAATGCGAATGTTCAGTGACGCCGCCAAGTGACGGCAACGCCCACATTGGCATCCTCCTTCATTGTCGGTTTGGTTGTGCTGAACATTGTCAGACATGGGTGCGGGCTGTAAAAAAGCCAGCGATCAACTTGCGTGAAGCAGACCGCTGGCGTTGAGATTTGCGAGCAAAGCCTACGATCCGTTGTTAGCGGTCGCAATCTGTGTCCAGTTGGTTCCGATCAGCATCACGGTCGCAGTATCTTCAGTGTTGTCTAAGCTGAAATCACCAGACAGCCGGAGATTACCTGTCCCGTCTTTCAACACAACGGTTCGCGCTGTGTTGTTGGCTTGCAGAATCAACAGGTCGCCAGGTTTGTAGTTGGTGGCAGTGATAGTGTTCAGGTCGTCAGAACCCGCGTCACCCTGGGTATCAATGGTGAAGAATGTTCCGGTTGGAGTAATCGCGCCACTTGCAATAGTGTATTCACGAGGGTTTGCGGCATCAGGACCAACCTGCAATGGATGACCTTGGCCAATGCGGAGCAACCTGCCAACACCTGAGTAACTCAGATGAACGTCACGTGCATCCACTGTGTTAGTGGCTGTGCTGGAGTAAACAAACAACCCGCCAAGACCGTCGCCAGAAGTTGTTCCGTAATTGACAGCAAAGATTGAGTTGGAGTTTTCCTTAACCAACGCATCAGGCAGGTCGTTAAACTTCTCCACGTTCACCACTCTTGGAGGTGCGCCTGTGGTAGCTGATTCAACAATGTTAAGAGCGGTCACAGCTACAGCAATGGCAGCTACAACACAAAAAAGTTCTTTGATAGATTTTTTCATGGTAAAATTATGGCAAGGGTGAAACTGCTTTGGCAGCTTCAGTAAAAATCTTGGCTAACTGTGCGGCAAACTGCTCATCAGATAGTATGGATAGATCTTTAGCTCCTACGGAATAGGAGTAGTCCCCATCCTTTAGGTCACCTGTAACGGATGCTGCTTTTGAGTCAAAGAAGATGGGAACTTTAACCTTGAACTCCTCATACGCAACAGATCCAGCAACCTCAACAGGCCGACGATGCTCCCTGGTCATGTGGCATCCAGAGAGCATCGCGGTCGCCATGATAAGTATCGTGATGAGCTTTAATGGCATGCGGTCGTGTCAATGGTTAATTACTCAGGGTCGGAATCGGCTTCAGCTAGCTGAGCAGACAGGGCGGCAACATCGATCTGCGCCAACTGAACCTGGGAGTTGTAAGCGTTAATCTTGGCGATAGCGTCAGTCGCAATGCTGACTGCGGTTGCATCATCGATGGACTGCCCCGTGATAGACTTAGCCTCCAGACGCTTCTCAGCGTTGCTTAATGCATCAAGCAAGTCCGCCTTGCCGTTATCAGCTGCAAGCTTAGCGCGGTAGCTAGTGATGTGTTCCTGAATGATATCTCGTTTAGTTGCCATAATTAGTTCCTGTTTAGTGAATCCGGATCACTGAATCTGGTAGGTGCCAGAGACCTTGATTGTGGACGTGTCAGTGAAGTTGGTGTCGTCAAGAACAACAGCGCCCGTCGCACCCCAGTCCACAAGGTTGACTGTGGTTCCGTTATCGGTCACATAGGCGGTGACTGGAGACGTAAGGGATGCAGCGTTGGTCATGCCGCTCACCGACAAAGACTGAGAGCTGCCAGCAGTGTTGCGTGCCGTGAACGGCAAACTGGTCATTAATGCTGTTCCTGTGGAAGATCCCTTGGCTGTCAAGACGATGTAGGCATGAACTGTCACCTGGTTTCCTTCCCTAGTGTAGTAACCTTCCTGAGTTCCGTAAGTTAAGCCAGTTGCTCCACCTCCAAATGTAATCGCAGGAGTCCATGTTCCAGTTTCATAGAAGGCGTAAGCTCGCCCTGTGAGCGTGGAGCCACTGTTCACACCAATGAAAGCATTGCTGGATAAGTCGTATAGCTTTCCGGTGTCTGCATCAAAGTTCTCGGCGCGAAAATCTGCTAGGGTGCCGATTTCTGTGACACTAAAATTATCAAAACCAACAAAATCCAACGCAGTAGCGTTGTAGGTTGCGCCATCTGTTATTTGTAGCTCTACCGTGGTGCTTGTAAGAACTGTCTCAACACTCGCTCTCGTCCATGCACCTGCGGTGTTGAGCGTGGCGATGGTCGCAGTTGGTGATGCTACGATGATGGTGTCAAGTGTTGCATTTCCCGAGTTGATGTAATAATCAAACTCAATTCGGACACGTTTACCAACGCTCGCCACGTTTGTTATGGCTATTTTTGTAGCTGTGGCAATCGTGGCGGTGGCTTGTTGCTGTAGAACATTTGGACGCCCACCAACGGTAGTATTAGCAGTCTCAGTTAGATTTGTAGGGGTCGCACTTCCTGACCCGCTCCAGCTTGAGAGCCCGACGGTTTCGTCAATAGTGCCTACTCCTCCATTTGCACCACCCCACTCATCAGCAAATCCCAAATCATTTCCACGAGCAAGCTCGGCCACTTCGGAAGCCGTGAGTTCGCGGTTGAAGATTTTGACGTCTCGGATGTGGCCCTGGTAATAATCCGATCCAGCTCTCCCAATCTGTAGCGCATTAGTCGTGTCTGGCATACCTGAATAAGCAGCCTCGTTTGAGACGGTGCCAGCCGATGTGAGATCCTCGCCATTAACAAACAGCTTAAGCCCCGAAGCTGCCGATGCGAAACCATTTGCCTTGTTGGGACCAGCTCCCGCATACGTCACGCAAACATGAAACCATTCATCCACCGACACCGTTAGGGCAGCTGTTGATAAAAGCGGCTGCACCGATGCGTCCCGAAGCAGAAACACTAACTTGCCGCCGGTGAAATAGAACAGAAACTCACCTGACGAACTGTATTTACTAACAATCGGGTTCAGAGAAGTGATGTCGCTTGGCTTCACCCAAGCACTAATGCTAAAAGCCAAATCATCCTTATCTTCCTGATACCATATGCTGCCGTCATACTTGATGATATCTCCAATCGCATAAGTGATTGCTCCGCTTCCCAGGTTTTGAGTTCCGGCTGCCGAGACTGTGTAGTAATGAGCGGTCGTTCCAGTGCCATCAGTCAAAAACGGAGTGTTAGTTGCCGCCGACCATGCGCCTTGCAATGATCCTGAAGCGGTATGAAAGCTGAGCTTAGAACTGTCTGCGACCTCGATATAATCATTGACGCCGCCAAAATAAATAGCAGGCCCAACTAACTTGGTTCCCGAAGCAACATTCTCACTATCCCCGGCGAGATCAGCCGCAAGGTTCCACACATCAGAGTTGATCGTGCGTGTCTGAAGCACGTTGGAGTTATGGGTAACAACGGTATCTGTCCCGCCAGCCGCGAGAGTGCTTACCGTAAGATCACCGCCAACCGTCAAATCTGTGCCATCAAACGTAAGCTGTGGGTCAGTGCCTACATTGCCTGATCCATCAGTAACAATGACTCGATTAGCTGTCTGCACTTTCGGCAGGTAAGCAGCGTAGTCATAGCGCACCCACCTGCCGGAACCAGACGCGGGAACAAACACGTTCTTGCTATCCGCAGCAACCACGGAATCAGGGTCATACATGAACATGCCTCCAAGCTGGTCGCCAACCGAGTTGCCATAGCGGATAACCACTACGGAATTCTGGTTTTGCGCTGGTTGAACTGATGCAATGTCGTTAAACGAATTGATCAGCACCAGTTTTGTCGGTGCTCCAGAACTGAATTGCGCTTGAGCGCCGATGGTTGACGCAAGCAGAGAGACTGCCAGCGTCAAGAAAACAGAAATACCTTTGATAGACCTCATAATCTTCATCACGTTTGTTACACTATTTATTGGGTTACGTTTGTCAAGCTAGAACAAGGTTCCACTGAAAATATCTACCGGCTTCTTGCTGGACGGTTTAGAGGTGCCGCTTGATATCTGATTCTTGTAATGCTCAAACATCCTTATCGCACCGAGAACATCACGTTTACCCTCCTTCGGCAGCACTGACAAGATGCGGGAAAGCTCCGTGTCTGTAGGGGTTGCTCTGAATATCTGCAATGGATTCCTGCTTCCGAACGTGCGCTTCACGTAGGACTCAGGCTCAGACTTGCCAGCTTTACGGGCAGCTTTAACCGCATCCTGGTATGCTCTCCTAAAATCGGAAGGGTTATTAGAGAGCGCAGCCATAAACATGCGGGATATGTGTGGCGTTACGGGGGTCTTTGTTCCGAAACCTCCTTGAGACTTCCGTAGCTCTGTTCCTGATATGCGACCTGCGGCGCGGAGCCAGTTATTGACATTCGTTCTTCGCACCGCTCTGGATTCCTGGTTATCAAAACCTCCGAGAGTATTGATCATCTGGATCGCTTGAAGCGCACCATTGCCACCCATAGCGAACAGTGCTGGCCGAACAACGCCGCTATAATCCACCGTGAAATCCTGGTTCAGGAAAGATTGCATTGCCCCGATCATTCCGAATGCGGAGTTCAAGGCGACAACCCTGCGCTCTGGTGAAAGGCCACGAAGATCGCCTTCACCTGTGCCAATGTTGATGAACTCAAGCGCAAAGTCACCAGCCAATCCAAATGTCCCAACCCTGGTCAAATGCTCCATGACAGCGTGGGCTTTAGCGAGTGCGCCTTCAGATGAGAGCGGGGCAAGGTTCCTGCGCTTGCGAAGCAGTTCTTCTGAATAGGCATCCACCGCCATGGATATTGCGAGCCCACCGCCAGCGACTACGGACAGCGCCATGAGAGCGCGGGATAATCCCTGCATAGTAAACCTATCGCCATCGTTCTTCAGGATCTTGGATGCTACCTTGAGAGACTGTCTGTAAGGCCACCCAAGCAAGGGGGTTATGAATTTCATCACTGAATTGTTGAAGGCTCCAACAGGCATGTTCGCAATGCTGCCTTCCTGGGTGATATTGGTTAATGCCATACCAGCCAGAAGGTATGAGGTTCGCTCAGATAGTATGTCTTGGTTGCTCTTAGCTCTGCCTTGAGCCTCACGAAGCAATTGGTAGAACGACAATCCATACTCATCCTCAAGCACACGCATGAACTTCACGAACGAATCCGCATCAAAGGTATTCAGATTCATTTCAGAAGCCCACTTCTTCAGAGTCCAGTCTGCTTGAGCATTGCCGTCTTGCAGGATATCTAAACCTGACCCAATAAATTCCTTGGTGATCTTCCAGTTATTCACGACCAGAGCTTCATTCAAGACCTGGGCATAGTATGAGAACGGTGCCAACGGTCTGAATGGCGTGCTGGATGAGCCTTTGGTTTTGATGGATGATTCTCTTAGTTGCGTTAATCGTTGTGTAACAAGAGCAACCCTGTCTGAGAATGTGTGGATCTGCCTGTTCGGGGTCAGTATCACATCCTTGAGTCTGTCATGAAGGACGGGATCATTCAGGCCAAGTTCATAGTAACGCTTGATCTCTGCGTCGTTTCTCTGCCAGTTGATACCCAACACATTGAGTAACCCTCCAGCTATGTTGCGCCACGCCTGAGCTGACGCCCTTCCGATAGCGCGGACAGATGTTGGGCTCACTCCGAAGTTAAGAACAAGCGCAAACAACTCGGATGTCTGTAAGATTGCTGATGCTGGCTGGTTAATAATCGCACCCAATAGTCCGCTAAGAAGCGATCGATACAGGACCAAGTCCTCCGTTGGTGATTCCTTGCCATGAAAGAACTTCCACAGCCCAAGCGCAATGCTGTCATTTCCGCGAAGATGCCGGTCTGATAAGGCTTTCAGATCCCTAAGTTCTTCCAGCTTCTTCTTCCCGCCAACACGCTCAGACATGAACGCCTCTCGGTCCTCCTTCGACAACAATCCAAGTGCATTAGCTTCTGTTTCAAGTGTCGTCAGGATGTCTGTCTTGGCATTAACCTCACGCTCCAGTGATGCGAACGCTTTGGCAAGTCGCTTATTGTTTGCCCCGAAAGTCTTTTGTGCTGCCACACGTGCATTGATTCCAGCAATCGTATGGTCGTCCAGGTAAGTGTTCTTGAACCATGAGCTTGGCCAGTGATCAATCTTACGGGCGTTCAACATGATGCCAGGCACCAATTGCGACCAATACCCACCGCCTTGAATGGAGCCCTCATCGACTTCACCCTCCTTGATGTATGCCTTAATATCGTCGGGTCGAGACTCTTTGAGAGCACTGCGAAGCTGGCGATACAGCTTACTCATAGCGGTTAAGCTTTCCTGAATGTAAACAGATGGGTCTGCTTCATGCTCGATGGCAATCTTCTCAAGTGCCGCAATGATATTACCGCCAGACTCAGTGTGGGCATTCTGAACCACGTCAATGAGTGGCGCAGTGTAGCCTGGGCCTGGTGACGGGAGGATGTTTGCCTCAGATTCCGATGAGAATATAGGCTCAACAAACATGCGCTGAACCACGTTGTTATCAAACGCGCCGCCGATGACTTCCCATGCCGCTTCGGATCCACCTTCATCATAGGCATTCTTGGCTTCTGCGGCTTTCGCGCTGAATGTCTGCCAAGGAATCGATGTGCTGCCGTCTGACATAATGCGGAACAGGGACAGAGCATCATCGCTGATGCGCCGAGGCACAGTCATTACCCCCCTGCGAATACGTGATCGGACAGCTGGAACCTTCATGCCGGAAGCGTTCATGATCTGGATCTCGTCGTCGATAACTCCCCCCTGCCCTGATTCATCAATTTCGTTGACCCATAAATCATTCAGGTCACGCATGGATCGGAGCAGCTTGGAGAATGCCGCGTAGAAATTATCACGCTGGCTTGGCAGCTTCAGCCCAACAACTTGATCCATATGATCCTTCAGTCGCCCCATCGCAACGCTCCATGCCTGGTCCTCCGACACGTCCATGTCATTGATATCATCCTGCTTTGACAGGAACTCAACGGCTGGATTGTAGAACTGTGCCGTGAAAGCATCCAGATCCACTTTGATTTTTGAGCCCTTGAACAGCTTTATGACATCTGCGTATTGCCTATCAATATCACGTTGAAGCTTATGGGTTTTCTTGTGGATCGCTCCGTGCTCAGCCACAAACCCCTTGATCATTTGACCAATCGCGTTGGCATTGTTGGAGCCAAATCGTTTTACAATATCAGGAATGCTGATCCATCTGGTTTGCCACACCCACTGTAATGCTGATGGCTTGTCTGTCTCGCGCTGGATTACGCCTTTCATTAACTCTTGAACCTGATGCGCTACGTCATGGTATGTTTGATCAAAGTTACTGTCAGCCTTCCGGTTCTCAAGCCACGCCACCATTAGTCCGAGATGGTCATTCAACTCCGATGGCTTGGTTGGGTTATTGTCACCGCTTAACGTTAATGATTTACGATTTGCGCGAACATCATCAGATGAAGCTGATGCATCGGGAGGCACAATATAAGTCGCTCCATCGTGCCAGACAAACTGGACATGAATACCCAACTCACCGGAAAGCCTGTTCTCCTCCGCTGTATAATGCTTGATGGCTGGCTCCGCAACCGAGATGGTCTTATTGGCTTTATTGATGGATGCCCTGTATTGATCACGCTTCTTTCTTGCTCGATTGTAGATAATCCGAGCAGCTGCCTCCATCCTGACATTCTCTTTGAGCTTGAGTAAGCTTTCCTTGAAATCTCCTTGAGCATCTTTGAGCAGTTCGCCAAGGCGTTTGTGGATCGCGTGCCGATCAGCAACCGAATCCATCTTGGCAAGCTCCAGGTTAAGCATGACAACGTCATCCTTCCTGGCGTAGGCAATCATCGATGCCAGCAACGCGTCAGACTCGGGCGTATCCCCAATCAAAGCAGCATACGCAGGATTGTTTGACTCCTTCAGATTAGTCTTAACAGTGTCAATATCATCCAGCAAACTCACGTCTGGATCAGTGATGACCGTCTCAAAGAACTTCAGGATGTTGAAGTTACCTGGTAGCTTCTTGGATTGAGCCAGCTTGCGTAATGCCGTTCCGTAATACTTGATCAGGTTCTCCTTGGACAAGTCTCTACGGATCGAGCGAAGCTCTTGAGTTACCTCGCCAAGCTGGAAGCTGGTTCCTTCAACGTCCTCAAGCGTCTTCTTCATCATACCGCGCATGGTCTGAGCGAAGAACTTGCTGAACTGTGATCGATCCAGCCACGCCTCATGCTTGTCGTTCAGTTCGACGGATATCTTCTCAAGCTTGGTCTGAGCTTCTGTTTTTCTCGCAATCGCAGATGACAGCTTGTTCGTGATTTTGTTGACGGATTTCTGGAGCCTGACACGGTAATCCCTCAAGGCGCGGTGACGGAGATCCTGCCCCTTGAAAGTGTTCATCGTGAAGCTTGGGTCCGCTTCAAGTGGCTGACCTGTAGTTGGGTCAATGCCTGACGCAATCGTTTGAGCTATCTCTTCGCTATCCCTGAGCCCAAGCATGCCTAAGACAGCTTGCTTCGGAGTAGTGCCAGTGCGTTGCGCTTCCTCAAGGACAACCGGATTCTTCTCAAGGTCCGTCGCAATCAAGTTCTGAACCTTAGCCTCCTCATTGTGGCCAGCAATATCCATGTGCGCCTTGGTCACTGATGTTTGCTGAGCGCGAACAGAGAATCGATCCACATAATCAATGTCTTGACGCGGATCAAAGTTAGGAACCAGGAAGCTTATCAGGCTGTCAGCATCACCGCCAACAAGCTGCTCAAACCGGTTGCGTGCGTATGCATCGGCAAGCTCAGGATTGGGCTGGCGACCAAGTAATCGCTGACCCACCATGGCAACCCTGAAGTAAATATCTTTCAGAACACGGAAGACTCGGCTGGCAAGTGTCTGGCTGATGTTCGCATCCCCAAACTCCTGAGCCAGTGTCTCGGCAAAGATTTCCTCAGCCAATGTTTGAGCATCCAGGTTATCAGGGTTCTCCTCTCGTATGCGGGGGTCCGCTGAATCGCTTAGAAGATTAAGCTTCTCCCTTGCGTATCGCGTAACCGCTCGCTGAACCGCATCATAGACGGGTTTTGGTAGGGACGCAGCAACAATGTGAGCCGCTTCATGGAGTAGTAACCGGAAGTTGTCCAGTGTCGGGTGCTGTGAATCGTTCAGCGCAAGCGTGATGGAGCTTTTTGCTGGAGTTGTCTGACCGAACTCCTGCTCAATAGCTGTGTCCAGGGATACAGCTATACCAGCACCCTGAAGGCTTTCAAGGACGGAAAAGAACTTGCCCCTTAAGGCTTCCGGTTGGTTTCCGATGTAGCCTTGTCCTTCTCGGATGGAGAAGTATTGCTGTCCTCCGGTATCGGGTAGCCCTTCTTGCGTAGCTGATCCTTGGCGCGGTCCAGCAAGTTGCTCAGCGTTTCTATCTCTGATTGCGAGAACTGCTGGAGTGGCCTTGAATGTGATTTCGTCGAGTTGCTCATATTTTGTTTTCTGCCAGAATGTTTTATCCTTTGCAAGCCCCGTGGATTCCAGGAATCCCACCAGAAATCTTTCCACAACCGGATGATTTCGGGCGTCTTGAACCGCAGAGCGGAATGCATCTATCAACTGCTGTTCAGTCGGCAACGATGTTCCAGCTATCTCAAGCAGAGTGTTAGCGAACAAGTTAAGGTCACCGCCTTCTGCCGACTCGAAATCAAAGCTATCCCCAGCAACAGTATCTCCAATTGCATCAAGCCCCACCTGATTGCCGCCAGCACTGTTACCCGTTCCTTCATCCAGATCCATGGATGATGATTGGGTGGTTCCCGCAGACTCACGGACACGCGCCAGGATCTCTTGAGCAGGATTAATCAGCCGATTCTCAAGATCCGTTGTGTCGGCAAAGTAGATCGCCGCATTCGGATCGTTACCCTTAACCGCGTTCTCCGGCTTAAGGCGCACAGCATAGATCGGGGCGAGCCTACCATCCTCGATGAGTTGGGAATACGGAACGGGTCTTGGTTTTGCTCTTGGCGTTCCGTCAACCTTCAGGTCAGGCATGAAGTCTGGTCTGGCCACAACCAATTGACCGTTCAGCTTGTAAACAGGAAGCCCCACCACCCTGGCATCAGGGTCAACTGCATCCTCAAAGAACACATACTTGCGGGTAATGTTGTTTGTTCCTTTGCCTTTTCGTGCTCCATCCCCAACAACTTCCTCGCTGGTGGTCTCGTCGATCTCAAGAACAAAAGGCTGTCGAGCAATGATCTTGTCCGTTTCCTGCGTGTCCTCAACCACTGGTGACGACTCATCATCCAGCCAGTTCAGCACCTCGCTGACCTCGGGCTCCTGTGGTCGAGTGGCGATTTGATTATCCTGAGTGTCCTGTGTAACAGTAGCGAGTTCGCCTTCAACGATCTCTGGCTCAATGACATCTTCTGGAGCAGCAAGGACTTGAGGTGTTGTCTCGTCAGAAGTTTGAGGTTGTGTTTCTGAACGATCACGCAACGCTGCCGTGATGATATCAAGGTTCTGCCTGTTACGCAAAAGCACCGCCGTAAGCTGCTGCTGTAATTGTCCAGCGATACCGGATTGCTCAGCAAGGCGATACACCTGGCGGAACTTAGGCTCAGCTGCCGTGAACGCATCAGCATCCTGGGACTGAAGGGCTTGTTCAAGTTCGCTTATCGACTCCTCGATCTGCCGCTCAAGCGGAGCCACGTCAGCCTGAGTTGCCAACGGACCAGCCTGGGTTTGAGGTTCCTGCGATTGCCTCACCTGAATCGCCTCAATGATAGATTGATTCTGTTGCTGCTCCGGTGTGACCGCCGGAGGAAAGGATGGATCTGCAACCGGATCTTCAGGCAGAGACTCAATTGGTCGTTGTGCTGCTACCTCTGCTTGGCCGAAAACAACGTCCTGCGGTTCGGTTGCTTCAGGGATGTCGTTCGCTTCAGGTGTATCGGGTTGCGTGTCAGCATCGACATCGCTCCCGCGAGAAGCAGGAGCAGTGACAGCACCAGTGACACCGCCCAAGCCAGTCCCCAGAATACCGCCAGCCACGCCAGCATTAAGGATACGACGCTGAATGTCATCATCGCTGATCTCAAAGTCTGGATTGTTTCGTTGAGCATAAATCTCCGAGGCAATAGTTACTGCCTCCTGCGCCATTTCAGTTGCCGATTCCGCAACACCATCCACTCCTGCGTTCTTGGCGGCGTTACGAAGGACAGCAACCTTCCGGCTCTCCGGCAACCTGTCGAGAATGCTCTTGGTTAAAGTCTTACCTGCTTGCTGACCTGCTGCCTTAAACAGCGGGGTGATCGCTACCGCTGGCACAAGAGACTCAAGAGCCGCTGATACCACACCTGTTCCGAAACCGATGCTTACCGCCTCCTCCTCTGGGACACCTTGGCGAACCAGGTCACCGAAGTTCTGAGTCTGCGTGAAAGCTGTTGCTCCGCCACCAATGGCCGCACTTGCGCCAAGGCTTAACCCTGCCGCTGGAAGTGTGGCCAAACCTGCTGCCGCCCCCCCAAGGACCGCCGCAAGCTGTGGGGCTTGTGA